AAGACCTTGATGACGAAGACTTTAACCTGACAATTGACAAAGCTAACTACTTTGCATTTAAGGTTGATGACATTGAAGAGGCACACAGCCACGTAAACTTCCAACAATTGGCAAGTGACCGTGCTGCGTATCGTTTGGCTGACCAGTTTGACCAAGACGTTCTTGGTTATCTGTGTGGTTTTAAGCAATCTGCAATTCATGGCGCAGCCGACACAGTTAATACAACTGTTAATGGTTCTGTAGCTGTTTCAACTGCAGGTTCTGACGAACTGTTGACCTCAATGAAACTAGAAGCCGATGACTTTGGCGGCTCTAGTGGTTCATCAATTGGTATCCAGCCCCGTTTGCCGGGTGCTTCATCTGTACCGGGTTCAGGCAATGCCAACCCGACTATGGTTATTGCACGTATGGCCCGTAAGCTGGACCAGCAGAACGTAGACACACAGGGCCGTTGGCTCGTTGTTGACCCAGTATTCATGGAAGTACTGAAGGACGAAGATTCAAAACTTCTGAACTCAGACTTTGGTGGTTCTGGTCTTCAGAACGGTCTCGTAATCAATAACCTGCACGGCTTCCAAGTGTATGTTTCAAACAACTTGCCTTCAATTGGAACGGGTTCAGATACCACTGGTGGTACTAACGCTTCTAACTATGGCTTGATTGTTGCTGGACATTCATCATCAGTAGCCACTGCAGAGCAGATTAACAAGACAGAAACATATCGTGACCCTGACAGCTTTGCTGACATTGTTCGTGGTATGCACCTGTATGGTCGCAAGATTCTGCGTCCTGAAGGTCTTGTTAACGCTAAAATTAACTTGGTATAAGGGGAGTATTGAAAAATGGCTAACATTACTGCAGTACTTCACCCTGCATCAGGGAACTCACAGCGTGGACGTAACCCGTACTACGTAGATGTCACAATTGACCTGACAAAAAATAGCATTGCCCCCGGTGATACTATTCAGGCAATTACCGTACCTGCTAACACGCTAATCATGGCAGCAGGTTTTCAAGTTGTAGAATCTGCAACTATGAATGCGTCAACAGATGCAACTGCTGCTCTTGGCTTCACTGGTGGTGATGTTGATGAGTTTGCAGCGGCACTAGACATTGACGGTGCATCTGATGGCGATTACGCTCCACAGGTTGCAATTGATGGACTAGCACTTTCTACATCAGGTGACACAATTGACTTTGTGTTGGCGGGTAGTGGTGCGTCATTTACAGCAGGTAAGCTACGTGCTTACGCTGTGATGATGGACATCAGCGACCAAGGTAACATGGCTGCTGACGAAGTAGACCGTGATACACTTGCATAAGTAATCACTTGGTGGGGGCAGCTTCGGTTGCCCCTACTTACTCTTTTAGGAATATGTGATGGACTTTCTTAGCCTGACAAATAAAGTACTTGCAAGAATGAATGAGGTGCAGCTTACTGCATCAAATTTTGCTACTGCACGTGGCTATCAAATACAATGTCAAAATGCTGTGAATGAAGCTATCAATTATATTAATCAACGTGAATATGGCTGGCCTTTTAGTCATGCTACAAGCACTGTAACTCTAGTAGCTAATCAGACTAGGTACTCTATTCCGACTACCGCTACACACGTTGACTACGAAACATTTAGAATAAGCAAAGATAACACGTTAGGTGTAGCTGGAACTACTTTACGTGTATTAGATTATAAAGAATACATTGACAGATATGTTGACCAAGAAAGTACAACAGGTGTAGGCGGTGTACCTATTTATGTTTTTCGTACTCCTGATAATAACTATGGTCTATATCCATACCCTGACAATACATATGAATTAAAATTTGAATACTTTGATAAGCCAGTAGCATTGTCTCTGGCTACAGACATACCAACAGTACCAGAGCAATTTGAACAGGTAATTGTAGATGGTGCAACTGCATATGCATATCAGTATCGTGGTGAAGCACAACAATACGGAATTAACTTTGCCCGTTTTGAAGATGGCATTAAACATATGCAGTCATTGCTACTAAACAGAACAGACTACGTAAGGTCAACATATATACCACATTCGCAAAGATATGGCATTAACGTAGCTGGATTTTAAGGTGACATAATGGCAGATGAATCCGGCCTCAGTCCATATGTGTTTGCCTGTGAAGGTGGCTTAATACTAGACCAATCTACTTTTGCCATTACTCCGGGTTCAGCACTTGAACTAGAAAACTTTGAACCTGCTGTTACAGGTGGCTATAGACGTATCTCTGGGTACGAAAAGTGGAATAGTAACATTGTTCCACAAGATACGTCATCAACAGAAAAAGTTCTAATGTCTGCGTACTTTAACGCTAGTGTTATTGCAGCACGTGGAACTAAAGTTTATAAAGCAGGTAGTGGTTCTGGCTCTTGGACACAGATAGACTCTGGTAGAACAAATGCAGGAAGATACACACACTTCCGTTACAGTCTTGCTGGTACAGATTTTATTGTTTGGGCAGATGGCGCAAATCATGCGTCCAAGTATGATGGCACTACTGTTACTGATTTAAATTCTACAGGCGCACCTGCTAACCCACAGTATGTAGTAAACTTTAAAAACGCTTTGTTCTTTGCTGGTCATTCAGCTAATCCAGAAGAAATAGTTTTTACTGCTCCTTACAGCGATAGTGATTTTTCCGTAGCTAACGGTGCTGGTTCTATTGCAGTAAACAGTAAGATTACAGGGTTATACTCGTTTCGTAATGAACTGTATATTTTTTGTGAAGAACGTATATTTAAACTAGCAGGTAACACTTCTGCTGATTTTGTATTACAATCTGTTACTCGTGAAATTGGTTGTGTTAACGGATTTACTATTCAAGAGTTTGCTGGTGACTTAATCTTTCTAGGAGCGGATGGATTAAGAACAATTGCAGGTACAGAAAAAATTGGCGATGTTGAACTTGGTACAATTAGTAGACAGATACAAGAACGGTTTGTCGGACTAACAAATGTAGATGAATTTTGTAGTTTAGTTATACCAGATAAAACACAATACAGATTGTTTTTTTCAAATGCTAATACAACGAGGGAATTAACAAAAGGTATTATAGGTGTTCGTAAACAGAGTGGTTACGAATACGCTGACATGAGTGGCATTAGACCTAGCTGTACTGATTACATAGTATCTCAAGGCGAGAGTATTATTTTACATGGCGAGTATGATGGCTATGTGTACCGCCAAGAAAAAGGTGATAATTTTGATGGTAATAATGTAGATGCTAAGTATCGCTCACCTGACCTCACAATGGGTGATGCAGGTATTCGCAAAGCATTTCAACGTATCATCGTAAACTATGCGCCTGAAGCTGCAGTTAATGCTGACTTGTTTATTAGATATGACTATGAAGCAGCAAGTGTAGCAAGACCAGCAGCGTATCCGTTTAGTAGTGCTAGTATCTTTGCTATATATGGTACGTCTACTTATGGTACAGCAACATACGGTGGACAGGTTAACCCACTATTTAGACAGCCAATTGAAGGTAGTGGATTTAGTATGGCTATACGAGTTAATGATAGAGGAACATCTGCCCCATACGCACTTAAAGGTTTTCAGCTAGAGTTTGCAGTAGGGGCTAGGAGATAAAGCATGGCAGGTTATACCAGACAGTCTACGTATGCTAATGGTGATATTATCCAAGCATCAGACAGTAATGATGAGTTCAATCAACTTGTCAGCGTCTTTGATATATCTACTGGTCACAAGCATAACGGTACTGTGGGTGAAGGCCCGGTTATCGGTTTAATCGGAGACCCCGGTGTTGCTACCCCACTTAACAAAGTTGTTGTAGACGATACTAATAACCGTGTTGGTGTGTTTGTAGATGTATCCAGCAGCACAGTAGAACAGGTACGTTTTCAAGATGGTCTTATTGTTCCCGTTACTACTAATGATGTAGATTTAGGTACAAGCAGCTTACAGTTTAAAGATTTATATTTAGATGGCACAGCTACCGTTGACGGTCTAGCTATGCCTACAACAACTGTTACTGACATCCTTGATGAAGACAATATGTCTTCTAACAGTGCTACTGCCTTAGCTACTCAGCAGTCAATCAAGGCATATGTAGATACGCAATTAACTGCAGAGGACTTGGATTTTCAAGGTGACTCAGGCGGTGCATTGTCTGTAGACCTTGACAGCCAAACATTTACTATTGCTGGTGGTACTGGTGTAGACACTAGCGGCTCTGGTCAAACTCTTACTATTGCTATTGACAGCACAGTTACTACTCTTGCAGGTACGCAAACCCTCACAAATAAAACACTCACAAGTCCTGTACTAAATACAAGTGTCAGTGGCACGGCTATTCTTGATGAAGACAATATGTCATCTGATAGTGATACTCAGTTGGCAACACAGCAGTCAATTAAAGCCTACGTAGACTCTCAAGTTACTGCCCAAGACTTAGATTTTCAGGCTGATTCAGGTGGCGCACTGTCTATTGATTTAGATAGTGAAACAATGACGTTTACAGGCGGCACAGGCATTGACACTACTGGTTCTAGTAATGATGTAACCTTTGCAATAGATAGCACTGTCACCACTCTTACAGGCTCACAAACGCTGACTAACAAAACACTAACTTCTCCTGTACTAAATACTGCAGTAAGCGGTACTGCTGTGCTGGACGAAGATAACATGGCTTCAGACAGTGCTACACAACTAGCAACGCAACAGTCTATTAAAGCGTATGTTGATGCACAGGTTGCTACTGTTCCTACTGGTGATATTACAGCCGTAGTTGCTGGTGATGGTCTGTCAGGCGGTGCAACGTCTGGTTCTGCTACTTTAAATGTAGATGCTACAGTAATTACTGGACAGACTGCAGAAACATCAGTAGACACAACTAACGACTTTGCTCTTATATATGATGCCTCAGCGACAGCACTACGTAAAGTAGCCATTACTAACCTTGTAGCAGCTAGTGGTGGACTAACCGATATTGTCGGGGACACTACCCCACAGCTTGGCGGTGACTTAGATACTAACGGCAACGACATTGTTACCACATCAAACGCTACCCTAGACCTTGCGCCTCACGGCACAGGAACGGTTGTTGTTAGAGGTAACACCAATCCGGGTGCTGTAGTGTTTAACTGTGAGTCTAACTCGCACGGACAGACAGTTATAGCGCAACCCCACTCTGCTGCTGTAACAAACACTCTCACCCTACCTGCTGGTGGTAATCAGGAGATTGTAGGTACGACAGCAACCCAGACGCTTACTAACAAGACAATAGACGCTGCTCAGTTATCTGGCACTGTAGCCAATGCACGTTTGGATGCTGAGTTGCAGGCAATAGCTGGTCTAACTTCTGCAGCAGATAAAGGTATCCAGTTTACTGGTTCTGGTACGGCTGCAGTTTATGACCTGACAGCAGCAGGTAAAGCACTGTTGGATGATGCGGATTCTACAGCACAACGCAGTACACTTGGTTTAGGTACGGCAGCAGTTGCAAACACAGGTACATCAGCAGGTAACGTAGTTGTACTTGACGGGTCAGCTAGACTACCAGCAGTAGATGGGTCACAGCTAACTAACATAGCATCTACTGGTGCTTCAGCAGGTTTTGCAGTGGCGATGGCAATTGCGCTTTAGCAGTTGACAAACGTATATAAGTATGATATAATTATACTTAATTAATTAGGAGAAATCATGGCACAGGATTTTGAAAGAAACATTGCAAGGAATGTAGGTACAGGCGCAGTAACAATGCGTACTGCCAACTCCGATGATGCGCTTATAGGTATCAACATTGCTAATGTTACAACCTCCCAAATCAACATGGATGTATTTATTAACGATGGGTCTAACGACTATTACATTGTTAAGGATGCACCTATACCTGCAGGGTCAGCTTTGCAGGTGCTTGATGGTGGAGCAAAGGTTGTAATGCAAGCAAGTGACGTACTGAAGGTACAGTCCGATACCGCAAGCAGCGCAGATGTTTGGGTCTCTGTAGTTGACACCATCAGTTCATAAGGAATAGCCCATGCCTTTAATCGGTAATCCTATCACTGCAAGTTTTCAGGCTAGACCTGCCACCGAAGAGTTTAACGGTAATGGGTCTACAACCACGTTTACTCTGGGTCACACAGTAACTCAGGAAGATATTCTAGTGTCTGTAGACGGTGTCATACAGGAAAGTGTTGATGCGTTCACTGTGCCGGACGGTACAACACTCACCTTTACTGCAGCACCGTCAAGCGGAACAGGTAACATCTTCGTAATTTATATGGGTGTATCTGCAGCGTCTGTAACACCTGCCGCAGAAAACAAGGGTAACTTCAAGGCAAGCGGCATCTTCCGTACCAATGCACAATCCCTCGCATCTAACACAACCATCCTCGCAACAGAGAACGCTAACGTAACAGGGCCACTGACTATCAACACAGGAGTTACCCTGACCGTTGAAAGCGGTGGTACATTGGTGACGCTATGAGTACATTAAAAGCAGATACAATCGTAGCATCAGACGGCACTAGCCCTGTCACGCTGACTAAGCAAAGTGCGGCAAAGGCTTGGGTTAACTTTGATAGCACTGGCACTATTGCGGCAAGAAACAGCCTAAATGTTAGTTCATTAACCGACAATGGGACTGGTGATTATGATGTGAATGTATCTTCGTCTTTTACTGCTGTGGATTATTCTATTAATGTATCGCTTTACCCTAGTGCTAGTTGGAACCAGCAACCTAGCATACAAAATCCTGCAAATAATACCACTAGTCTCTTTTCAATTTTTAGTGCAAGTACAGCAGGTACTAAATACGACACGCAGTTAGTGACTGCTTCTACACACGGAGACCTAGCATGAGTGAGATTATTACAGACAACCTCACTGGCAAGACTTCTGCTGGCAATGTGACCATCACCTCTGAGGGCGGTTCTGCTACGATGCAACTGCAACAGGGGTTGGCGAAGGGTTTTATGAATATGGATTTTTCTTCTGGCACACCTACAGCCCAAGACAGCTTTAACGCTAGTGTACTAACAGATAATGCGGCTGGTGATGTGACAATTTCGTTTTCATCTGGTTTTGGAAATGCAAACTATACAAGCGTGGGAATGGGCGGAAATACGTCTAACTCATTAAGAACACCTCAACAAAACAAAGCTACGCATACACCAACAACAACTCAGTGTCGTTATCAGGTAATATATTCTAACGGTGTTGCGCCAGTAGACCCGAAATATTGTGGTATTGTAAATCTGGGAGACTTAGCATAATGGCTGGCAAGATTGTAGCAGATACGCTGGAACACAGCACCGCAGGTTCGGTTGATACGCAGTACGTTGTTAATGGTAGTGCGAAGGCTTGGGCAAATATAAATGGGTCAGGCACTGTAGTTTTTAGAGACAGCTTAAATTGTACTAGCCTAACTGACCACTCAGCAGGTATTTTTACAACATCATTTACCAATAGTATGAACAATGCAGATTATTCTACGACAGCTACTTCTAGCTTAAACAATGCGTATAGTGGCGATATGATTGTAATGATTCATGCTACAGGCACTGTTAAAACAAAGACATATTACGGTTCAGGATACGCTGGTACAGACGTTGCTATTAACTGCCACAGTAATTTTGGAGACCTCGCATAAATGAATACACCTGAATTTCAAGGCACACATCTATGGGATAGACTGTGCTGGGCTAAAGAAAACCTTGAAGGCTATCAGTCTGACTATCGTGTTGTATACGAAGATAGCATTGATGAGTGCGCCAAGATACTTGTGCCTGACCCTAACTGGATGGCTTGTGCAATGCAGGGTGGTATCTTACCGCCTGTGTGGGTTTACCATGAG